GTAGCTCATGTGTCCCTCATTCTACTCAATGACCTTGCTTAACTCTTGGGTGAGTATTTCCAGGACTTTGGGGGTTTCGGATAGGACGGACTTTTCGAGGTATAGCCGTTCGCCGCCGCGTTCGTGCCGGAGCAGTTCGTAATGTTGGAAGCGAGAATATGGCCCGGGGTAGTACACGTCTGCCCCGTTGGCGTGCGGGATCGTTGATGCTGAGGCGCGGAGGTCGCCCGTCTCGATGGGCGTCCGTTCGACGGCGACTTGCCGCAGATGCTCCATCGCCTTGAAGGACGCTGCGGGGATCGCGGCGAGGACGGCGTCGGTGACCTTGTCGAGGTGGATGCTGAACGTCTCGCCCATTACTTCAGGTAGATTTCGGCGTGGTCGGGCAGGTCAAGTCCTGGGGCGTCGTTGACATTCTGGGAGATAACGTGTGACACGCGCCCGCCCGATGTGACCTTGCTGTCGGGCGTGAACCGTGCCCCGTCCGTGGTCGCACAGTAGAACGTCGACGCCGCCGTGACTTGCTGGCCCGTAGCGTCCCTGACGAGCTTGACCTTGCCCTCCAGGAACCCGGGCACCGTCGCCGGGACCTGATACACATCCCCGGTCGCGCCGGTCCCCAACCATGTCTCCACGGTGACGGTGTGGACGTAGAAGTCCTCTACGCCACTCACCCGGCAATCCACGGGTTGAGCAGGTTGATCCCCGCGGCCTGGAGGATGTCCACGGCTTCGGTGCACAACTCCACAGCAGCCGCGGCGCGGGCCGAGTAGGCCGTCACTGACGAGCTGGCAGACGTGTCATAGTCCAGTGCCGCGGAACCGATCTTCTTGGCCCGCAGCGGGGCGGTGACGGCCACGCCGCCGCCGGGCGGGTCGATGCCCGCCGCCGACCACATGGCAGCCTGCGCCGTGGTCGCGTCCTTGAACGCGCCCAACGTCACAGGATCGGTCGGAAGCCCGGTCGGGTCAGTCGCGTAGAACGCCGTCGCCGTGGCCTTCCGCACCAGACCCGACGCCCGCCTAAGCAGCTGGACGGCGTTGGGCGGGGCCGTGGCACCGGTCCACGCGGACAAATCAGCCGGTGATGCGTAGATCAGTGCCACGGGGACGCTCCTGACTAGTTCGTTGCGTTGAGTTCAGCGAGGGCCTTCTTGCGTGCCAACGCCTTGACCAGTTCGTCATCGGAGAGGTACACGTTCGGGTCCGCCTCGCCGAAGAGCTGCGGGTTCGCCTTCTTCGCGTCCGCTTCCTTGATGACTTCCCAGCCGGGCAGGATGAACGTGTTCCCCGCCGCGGTCGTCTGGGTCAGGTACTTGTCATAGTGTTCCTGCGTGACGGACTGGATGCCGCCCTCTTCGTTGCGCAGGTAGATGGCGTCTGCCATGGTTTCCCTCCTGGGGATTGGTTGGGCCAAACTGACACACCACACCACCCGGGATCGCCGGGTGGCGGGTGTGACGGTTAGGACAGGACGACGAAGCCCTTTTCGTCGCGGAGCTTCGACACGCCGTACAGGACGTCCATGGTGACCTGCACGCCGAGGTTGTCGGCGTTGTAGGACATGGACACGCGCAGGACCAGGCCCGAGGTCGGGTCGGTCACGACTGCCTGGTGCACGCCCGTGCCGGCGGGGGCTTCGGGCAGTGCGCGGGAGGCGAGGATGATGGCGCCCGGGTCGAACGCGAGGTTCTTCGTGGACGTGGTCACCAGCGGCACGAGCTGGGATTCGTGGATCTTCAGGCCGTACAGGTCGGAGGCGACGAGGCCGTTGGTGATGTCGCCGCGTCCGCCGGAGTTGTAGGCGAAGAAGTTCGACAGGGACGCGTCGGCCAGGAGCGCTGCGGTGTCCTTGGTGGAGATGACCAGGTGGCGGTTGCCGCGCTGGATCTTGTTGTCGGTGAACTTCTTGTTCACGGCGCGCAGGGTAGCCGCACTCAGGTCCGTCGCGGTCGTGCCGAGGGTGCCGGAGAACGAGGAGTAGGTGCTGATCAGGTCGGTTTCGACCTGCTCGGCGAGGGCCACGATCTGCGCCGAGATGTAGGACTGCATCAGGACAGGGTTGGCCTGCGCCCGGGTGAAGTCTTCGATCAGGAAGGTGGCTTCCTTGTGCTTGTTCAGCGTCACGGTGGTGTCCGTGGACGTGGGGACCTGCTTGGTGACCGAGGAGTTGGTCGCCTTGTCATTCGCTACCAGGGTGCCCGGGTAGGGGATGTGCAGCTTCGAGCCGACCTGGAAGGACGCGACGTCGGTGTCCTTCGTGACGAGCGGGGCGAGGACGATGTTGGAGCGGAGGATTTCGAGGGCCTCGTTAGCCCAGATTTCCGGGATGAACCCGACGCCGGCTGAGGCGTTGTTGACGTTAGCCATGGTGACTTACTCCTTTAGGAGGTGATGCGGCCCTGTTGCTGGGCTGCGAGGATGTCGGATCGGTTGGCTTTGTAGAAAGCCGGGTCCGCGAGCTGGTCGCGGGTATAGGTGCGTGCCGGGCCGGAACCTCCGGTTAGGTCCGCGCCGCCAACCGGTGCCGCCTGGGTCACCTTGAAGCGGGGGTTACTGGTGGTGGCCTCACTGATGGCTGCCGCCAGGGCTGCCGTGTCGGTGGGGTCGATGCCCGCGACCTTGTTGAGGAAGGCGCGGGAGTCTAGGAGGGCGTTGGCGTCGGCTTTCGCGTCGGCTGCGGCTTTGAAGATCGCGAGTTCGCGGGCGGTGTTCGCCGCGGTGGTCTGCGCTTCGGTGAGTTGGGCTGTGAGGTTTTCGGGGGTGGCGGGTGCGTCGTCTTTGACGAGCCCGAGCAGTTTCCCGATTTCCTGGGCGTACTGGTTTTTGGCTTCTTCCGCGGCGGTCTGTTTCGCGGTGACCCGGGCGGAGGCGTTTTCTTTGCGGAGCTTGTCGATCTCTGCGCGGGCCGCTGCGGGGTCATCCCACGGGTCCTTGACCGCGGGTGCGGTCTGCGGTTCTGCGGGCGTCTCAGCGGGCGCGGGGGCCTGCTCAACGGGGGCGGGGGTTGCTGCTTCGGGGGCGAGTTCAGTCACGGTTGTCCTCCTGGGACGGTTGCGCCTTCTAGGCGGTTATTTGTTGCCGAGGTTCAGTTGTTCGCGCCGGTTCCTGCGCATCAGCCCGGTCTGGGCGGTGAAGGCGCGGACGTTCGCCTGGGCTGCGCGGACGTCCCTGCCTGCCTTGGCGCGTGCGGTGTCGGTGAGGGCTGCGGCCTGGATTTGCCGGTGCTTGCGGACTTCACGTTCGAGGGCCCGGAGCTTCTGGGTGTTCCGGTAGTCCTGCTCGTTCGCCGCGGTCCATGCGTTGGGTTTGAGCACGGTCACGCCGGGCAGGTACGCGGTCAGGGTGTGTTTGCAGTTCGGGTGGAACAGGCCGGCTGCGGTGGCGTCTTCGATGGTCGCCGCAACATGGAACGTGACGGGCTCGCCGTTGGAGGCGTCGGGTTCGGTCACATGCCCAGCCCCAACGTCGGCGAGGACTTTGCCCTCCCACGGGGCGCACAACGGGCACGGACGGCCCGTCGTGGAGATGGTGAAGTAGGTGATCCCGGCGAGGGTGAGCCGTTCCCGGTGCGAGGCGTTGTAGGCCCTTTGGGTTGCCGTCCGTGTCGCCATCTCCACATAGGTGGCGAGGTTCCACTCACGGCCCTTGACGTCGGTGAAGCCGGTCACGCCGCGGCTGGTGAGTTCCCGCCACGCCTGCGCCTGAGCCTCCGCCGGGGTCGCCTTCGTCATCACATTGTGGATCACATCCAGCGCCGGGTTGATCTGCGCCAAAGCGCCCCCGGTGGTCGCGGCCCGGTAGGCGTCGTCCGCGTAGCGGGTGATGCGCTGGGCTGCCGCGGTGAGGCGTGAGGCGAGGTCTTCGGCGATCAGCCGGGACGCGGTCACGTCGTGCGGCATGATGTCCGCCATCGGGTTAGCGACCCAGCCGGACACCTGACGCTCGAGCGCCCGGACATCCCGTGCCGCTGAGGCGTTGCCGTTCCGTGCCGCCGTGTCCGCGACCCGGTTAGCGAGGGTGTTGACCCTCACCAGCACGTCGGCGGACACTTCGCGGGACAGGGCTTGCAACCGGCCCCGCAACGACGGCGCCAAGGCAGGGTTGACGATCGCGGCCTGCACCAGTGTCGCCGAGCCCGTCACGAGCCGGGTCTCAGCGGCGACGAACACGACCGTCACCGCCGCGCTCAGCTGGTCAACTGTTGTCGGCAGGCCCGTCGCCGTTGTCTGCTGCGGTTGGGGCTGTGCCATCGGTCAGGCTCCCATCGTGTGCGAACATCGGGTCGGGCAGGGCGGGCGGGGCGTGTTCGGCCTTGATCCGCTCGACCTCCTCGGTGATCTGCTCCTCTTCCCAGTCCGGGTGGAGCATTTCGACCATGACCTCGGTCGATGCGGCACCGGCTGCGGAGAGCATCTGCAACGTCGTCGCGAGGGCGTCCATGGACGGGGTGGAGGCGTCCGGGAACTCCACCACCGGCATCGTGTCCGCGCGTCCGGGGCCGGAGAAGACGTGCTGGTCCACATCCAGCAACGCCGCGATCAGCGTCTGGACGTGGGGGCGGGCGTACATGATCTTCGCCGCCCGGGTCAGCATCGTCATATGCTCCCGCGAGTCAACTTCGGTGGCGGTGACGGTGCGGGGCGCGTGGGAGCCTTGGAACCCGAAGGTCTGCGGGGAGTACCCGCACGCCTCGAAGATCTGCTCCATGAGGAACGCCGCGGTCTCCTGGTGTTCCTGGACCCGGATCTTGAACTGCACCTGTTCAATCGGGCCCGTGCCGGTCCCGGTGTTCGTGGAGCCCTTCGCGGACGGGAGCCCGCCACCGCCGTTGAGGGGGGTGAAGAACTCTTGGTCGGCGTTGAACGTCGCACCCTCACCGGCCTTACCGGTGGACAGGAGTTCCCGGTCGATCAGGACCCGGGCCTTACCGAGGCGGATGTCCCGCTGCCACGACGTGACCGTTTCATTCAGTGCGTCGAAGAGCTGGTCGACGCCGGCGAAGTCGGAGCGTCCAAGGTTCCCGGCAACCGGGTCCTTGCGGCGCAACCGGTTCGGCTTGATGTTCGGCAGGTACACGGCGGTGAGGAGTTCGGACCCGGTCTCAACACCGGATTCGGCGTTTACCACAGCCGCCAACCCGGCAGCGTTCGGGTGGTCTTCCAACGGCACCCGAATCCCGAGTTCACCGTTGGTCTTCGCCATATACAGGCCCCACTCGACCGTGCCCGGTTCGTGCCGCTCCAGCAGCCGCCACACGGACGGGTTACCGTCGATCGGGGGCAGCTCAGACCAGAACGTCACACCCACGAGGCGTCCCCAGCGGAAGTCCGGGATCGCCGCGTCGGGTGCGACGGCGGTGAGGAACGGTTTTGTCGGGTCCGCCGCGGTGTCCCATGTGACCCGCAGGAACCCGCCACCCAGGGCGGAACTGATTTCGCCGGATTCGAGGAACTGGGCGTGCGCGTTATCATCCAGCAGGTCCGCGATCCGGGCGTTGATCTTCTTCGCCGTCTCCTCGGGGACCTCGGCAGCGGCCTCAATGGTCGGCATGTCGCCCCACAAGATCGCCGCGGACATCCGGGAGATCGCCGCAGGGATCGGCACATGGGTCTTCACCGGGCGCTGGGACTGGTTCCCCGGGTTCGGGGTGCCCATGAAGAACCGTTTCGCCTGCCCCCACAGCCCGCCCTGCGTCACCAGCCGGGTCGTGGAGTACAGGGCTTCGAGGGCTTCGATGTCGCCCACGTACCAGGCGTCGAAGACCTCGTAGTCGCCGTAAGCGGTCTTGTGGTTCAGCGGGGGCCATACTGAGCCGTTGTCGGGCAGTGCCAAGGTGGCCCCTTCCAGATCGTTTAGGTGGTGAGCAGGTCCGCCCACTGGTTTTCGGTGGTGGTCACGCAGTAGCGGGCGGCGTCCATGTAGTGGTCGGCGACCTTCACGGGCAGGTCTTTGCCTTCGAGGGCTTTCTTCTCGTCCCACGCGTATCCGGCGATTTCGGTGATGAACCCTTTGCACCGGTCGGAGACGAGGAGGTTGCCGTTGGCGATGAGGGACGCCATGGTTTTGAGTCCGTATTCGACGTCATTGTCGGCGTTGACGAGGTTGTTGATGCCGTCCATGTGCAAACGGACCTTGAACGACGCCGCAGACGGGTCCGCGATCGTCCATTCCGGGTCGAGGGTCTGGTTCGGGAGGTGACGTTCGTCCATCCAGCCCCGCAGGCGCCGGCTAAGTTCGACGTCGTCCAGGCCGTGGCCCTTCACCGTGCCCCACTCGTCAATGAGGTAGAGGCGCTGGCGTTCGAGGTTGCCCTTGCCGTCCAGTTCCCGGGAGAGTCCGAGCATGAGGGCCGCTGTGGGGTTGTTCGTGCCATAGTCGAGCCCCACACAGAGCAGGCGGGACATGTGCGGCAGTTCGCCCCACGGGACGACGTGTTTGTCGGGGTCCCACATGGGGAACACCGCGCCCTCGGCGGCGACCCACTCACCGAGGATGAACCGCTTAAACCAGAGCCCGGTGAACTCCTGCCGGCGCGCCTCCTCATACCCGGGCGGGAGTGAGGGGTTGTCGCCCATGAGGAACTTCCAGTGCCGCCAGTTGCGGAGCTGGTCCTCGCCGGGGCCGATGCGGTCCAGGAACTTCGTTTTGAACCAGTGCGCCGGGTTGTCCGGGTTAGTGGAGCCGAAGAGTTTGGCGCCGCGCACACGCATACGGCCCAGGAGCTGGGTGAAGAACTCTTCCGGGATGGTGGTGATCTCGTCCACGTAGGCGCCGCGCACCGTCATACCACGAATGGTTTTCTCAGCTTTCACGTCGGACGCGCCGATTAGGTGGACCTTCTGCCCGAAGATCGACACGGTGGGGGCGCCGTGGTTGCCGATGACACCGAGGGCCATTTCGCCGTACAGTTCCTCGGTCTGGAGCGGGGCGATGAGGTTACGCCAGATCGCATCCCGGGTCCTGCCGACCATGATCAGCTCACCCGTGCGGGGCGCGTTGCGGATGAACAGCAGCCACCGGAGCAACGTGATGATGGTCTTGCCCGAGCTGATAGCCCCGTCGCAGACGTTGATTTCAGCGGTTGAGCCGACCATGTAGGCGCGTTGCTTAGGGCTGATAGGCTCCGTCATTGGTTTCCCCGTCCTTGGTCATGCCGAGGGCTTCAATGACCTTGTCTGCCATGGACTTCGCGGCTTCGGTGTTCTCGGTCTGGAGAGGGGCGTAGTTCTTGATCGCCGTGGACGCCTGGGACGCGGCGGATTGTTCGCGGGCGTAGTCGTTCGGGGGGATGAAGGACAGTTCCGCCTCACCCTCGGACGCGCCGGTCCCGCGGAGCACCGTTTTCCAGCGTTTGGTGCCGTTCTGCACGGCCCTGATTTCGGCGACGCGGTGTTCCTGCACGGCGATCAGTTCAAGCCGCAACAGCGACACGCGCTCTTTGGCGTCGAGGACCCTGCGTGCGGTCGCCGCCTCGGTTGTGGTCCCGTCGAACTTCAACCCGTCACGGGCGCAAAACGTCGAGATCGACCCATGCGGTCTACCTGTTGCCTCGGCGATCTGGCGCTGGGTCTTGCCTTGTTTGTGGAGCTGTCGGATCTCGTCCTTGTCAGCCTCGGTCATTTTCGGAAGTCTGGGAGCCACCCTGCACCTCCTGGATGCTACGGGCTTACATGTGGTGGGTTTGGATGTAGTTGAGCCAGTCGCCGGGGCAGACGACGGTCGTGGTTGGGCGGTCTACCTTGGCGTCTCGGTAGATGTTTTCGACTAGCTGTGAACACGTGGTGGGGCCGCGGTTGTCGAGCCAGGCAGCTACCTTGTCGGGTATGCGCCAGCCTGTGAGGAAGTGCACACCGAGCGCGATGAATGACAGGTAGTCGTATCTGATGCCGGTGTCCATGTCGGCTAGGCCTGCGATGTGGTGGGCCATGTCGTCGCTGTGGTTGTAGCGTGACCAGACGATGTTCTCGAAGTAGCTGATGGGGCGGCGGCGCGATCCACCAGGCTCGGCGCTGATGCACTCATGGTCACTGATAGCAACGATGGTGTGATGCGCCCTGCTGCCCGTGACGCGTTCAATGGCTTTGCCCATCCACCCGCGGCTATCAACAACGCACCCAACCTGACCAGTGAGCATGCCGTCTCCTAAGCCGTTGCGCCGGGCAGTGTGGTCGGCCACGGGTCGGCGGTGAACCACGTAGCCACCGCCCGATCGCCCTGGTTTACGGCTTTCACCATGATGTATAGGCCGGTGTCGTGGACGTTGATGAACCCGTTGTAGTCACCATTGCTATTGATGGACGGGTAGTAGTGCGGGCCAACGAGAGGGGTGAATCCCTGCGGCCAATCCATCACTTTGACGCCGTAGACCGCTGTGATGGCTGACAGGTTGTAGCCGGGAAGGGTCAGTTCGACTTGCTGCCCCACACGCCGCAACGTCATTACGTCTGGGCCGCTCTTGGAGACGACGCCTGACCCTGTGATTAGGTTGTCGATGTTGCGGACGCCGGTGTCGCCGTATTGCACGGTCCAACCCGTGTTGCCCGTGCCGGATGTTTTGATCCAGCGCACGGCCCCGTTGGTGCCTGCGGTGTCCGTGTAGTACGTGCCGGGGTTCGCGGTGACGGCGGCCTCGGGGGTGCCGGTGCCGCGCATCTCGTAGTTGGGGATCGCGACGGCCCCGGTCATGCCGTTCACGGAGGTGACGGGCGCTGACGCGACGGTGACGGGCGCGGCTTTGACACCGGTCGGGATGGACTCCAACGCGACACTGGTTTGCCCGGCGAGGATCTGGAACGTGACGGTCGTGGACCGCATTTCCTGCCCGACCCGCCACAGGATGCTCGCGGTGTAGTACCAGTTCTTGACTGCCGCCCCGGTCGTGTCCACGAACCCGGCCTGATCGACGTGGGGGAGGCTGATCGAGCCGGTGCCGGTGTCGGCGGTTGCGGTGTCGGTGAACGTCCCGAGTTGTGTGTTGGTCGCAGCCCAGATGATGGTCTGGGATGGGCGGATGGTGAGTGTTGCTGTGCCGGTGGTGCCGGCGAAGCTCTCTGGCGGGTTGAAGGTGACAGCGCATGTGGTGATGCCGGGCGGGAGTGCCATGCGATGCTCCTAGTCTGTGAAGGGTGATTCTGTTGGGTCAGCCGTTACTGGTTATGCAGGAGATGCAGAACAGCACCCAGCACCCAAGCAGCAGGTACGTCACGCGGTGAGGATCGTCAGCGAGGACAGGTCGAACCCTGCTTCGGTGACGTCGAAGACCATGAGGCCCGGGTCGGAGTCGCGGCCCTGGACTTGGCGGAACCAGTCAGAGCCGTTATCCAACGTGGGGGCGCCGAGGCAGTACCGTTGACGCCCGCTGACGGGGTTACGGCCCGCGACGGAGGCGCTGAAGGAGTGGTAGTGACCGTGGACGAGCACGTCAGCCGTAGCCGCTGCTTGTGCACCGAAGGCCTGCTTCTGCCACCACGTCACAGCCTGACCCGGGCCGAACTGGTTACCATGCACGAGCCCCACGCGGGTGCCGTAGAAATCCACAGCGACGGACTCGTCATACTCGGCAGGCCGCACCCATGAGACGTCCATGTTGGCGGCGTCGGTGACCTTCTGGACCTGCTTGTGCATGAACAGGCCGAGGTCATCGCTGGGGCGCCCGAGGTTCTGTTTGCCGCACCGCCACGCAGCGTGGTTCGACGGGATGCCTGCGACGGTTACTTCGGCGTGCTTGTGAGCGAGGTTGATGTACTCGAACAGTTCAGTGCCGTAAGTGTCGAGCTGGCCCGACAGGCTGAGGTCGTTCGTGAACATGGGGTTGCCACCGGACTCGAACCCCTCGATCCCGTCACCAGCATCAGCCAGGAGGATTGCCGAGGGGTTCCGATCTGTCAGAAGCTCATCCAGTTTCTTACGGATAATGGTGGAGCGTTCGATCAGCTCAGCCGTGCCGCCGCGTGAACCGGTCTTACCGATCTGCGGATCAGCCCACACAATGACCGTCGCGCGGTCCTGATAGGGCGGCGTCGACTTCGGTGTCGCATGACGTGCCGCAGCGTACAGGGCCGGGAGGTCCACTTGTTCAGGGTTGTCATCCAAACCAGCAACAGGGCGGACGTTATTTAGCTTATTCCAGAAGCCGCCAGCAGGGTTCGACGTCCAACCCCACGTGAACGTGACCTTGTCCGGGTCCTGCCCCTTGGAGGCGATGAATGCCCGGTAGTCGTCATGGCCCCACGGCTCGTGACTGAACCGGGTGTAGTGGTCACCGTTCGCGTCATGCGTCTCAGACTCGCCGCCAGTGGTGACTACGGCGACGCGGTCGCACACGCATTTCCCGGCACGGTGGTCGTTGATCTGTGACTTGCTGATCCCGGTGTGCTTCGCGGCCTGCCTGGAGGTCATCGCCTCGGCGTTCGGTGTGGCAACAGCCCCATATTTACAGCGCGTCATGATGTGTCCCGTCTGCTTACGGTGGTGAAAGGGTGCCCGTTCTTTGTGGTTCCGCTGAACTGGGGCGATAAGGTGCGGTTGGGGTCTCTTGGGCGGCATGGTTGCGTGACGTTCCAAGGACGTAAGGGGCGTGGCTGACCGTGCCGTACGGTCAGTTAGGGGATTGGCAAATCCCACCACGATTCGCCCGAGCCCCAGGATCGTTTTATGAGCCCGGGGAGGGCGTTGCCATTTGCCGCATGGGTGCGACTTGGGGGCAATGGCTTGCCCACTATGCGAGTGCACGGCCAGGTGACATGCACTGCGGCCAGACGCCGAAGCGACTGGGGTTTGTTGGTGCGCTGGCAGCGTTCCGAAGCAGCGGAGTGTGCTTCACGAAAGCGCGGAATACCCGTACGGTCGCATCGCGGCTCATATCGTGTTGACCAGCGCACCAAATCTAGGGGGTGAGTTCGCCTCTGCGGATACGTTCTCGTCGGATCGCGTGGAACGCGGCCCGAATCTGGAGGTCACTGGCACGGCTATCCCAATCACGGAAGCACTCCCACAGGAAGTTCTTTAGTGCCGGGAACTCGTGCATCTGCGAGGCTATGTTGTGCCCGTAGTAGAGCCCGCCTCGGATCTGCCGGGCATGCTTGGCCCTCACGGGGTCAGCGCCTTCACAGCCGCGACCAGCACGGCGTGGGCTTCGATGAGGGCTTGCTGTGCGGTGTGCGTCCTTGGTTCGGGGATCAGCACGTCAACCCGTTCCGCGAGCTGGGAGAGGACCGCGGCGTCATTCAGGCCAGCGACCACATCCGGGTGAGCCGGCGTGTGAGTGTAGCGCTTCACCGGACACCCCTATCGTCTTCGACATGCTTGAACAGTTGGCGTGATTCATCAACGATGACGGACACGAACGGCTGGACCTTGTCGCGGTGCTTCAGCCAGTGGTGCCTACAGAACAGCAGCTCACCCGTCGCACTGGACGGGAACGTGAGGATTGTCCACACGTACGCGCGTGAACCGCAACGGTCGCAACGGTCGGCGTGGTTCAGGATCGGGGCCGGCGACACCACAGCAAGGCTCACGGCAACCCCGATCGTTAGGTGGACGCACAAAAGGCCCGGGGTTTAGTCCGGGCCTAATGGCAAGGCGGCACTTTTGTGGGGATTGCTGCGTGTGGACCCCGCGTCACCTCTCGGCGATGCACAGCCGGCCGTCCACCATACGGAGGCAATCGCCGGGGCTTGACGCGAGTACGCGCCGATTCACGAAGAGCCCCCATTCCTGGAGGCTCTTTCGCTACAACTCAATTGTAAGTTCAACCGCGTATCAAAGTCAACACCTAAATTCGTAAGAGTTACACTTCGTTTCAAACGCCGCGCTTGATGGCTACAAATGCCACAGCAATCAAGACGTAGAAGACGAAGGCCCCCGCCTGCACCCCGAGCACAATACCGAGCGCCTTCCACCAGCAGCCGCGCAGGATGTTCACGGTAACCGTGAGGACTGCCGTGAATATTACATAGAGCACCGCAGCTATCGTCCAGCCGATCATGCTGCGTCGTCACCGTAGTTGGCTGCCTTAGCGACCCTCATCATGGCCTCTTCGGTGCCGGTGGCGATGATGTCGTAGTGCGTGTACTCGGCGTTCATTCGCCCCGCCATGAAACCACCCGCGAACGAGCTTTCAAGGACAAGTACGGGGCCGGTGGAATCGCTCATGCCGCTTCCTCTTTCGTAATCAGTGCTTTGACATCGCCGAGCCGGTACATGGGCCGCAACACTTTCCCGTCCTCTGAGCGTTCGGGGTTGACCCTGACGAGTAGGCCGCGTGCTGCGAGTACCCGGATGTAGTCGGCACCGACCGTTTCGCCGTGGACTTTGGCGAGGCGTTCGGAGAGGGCTTTGGGGTAGCCAACAATGTCGTCGTCGGTAGCGCGGGCGTAGGCTTTCGCGGTGGACCGCCAACCCTGCACATCCTCGTACACGACGGAGCAGGTCCGGCAGGTCGCTGTGTTCCCGCCTGCGTGGGTGAACAGTTCCGTGTTGTCCGTGGGGCAGGTGCCGGCGAACTCGGCCTGCGTCGCGGTGCGTGTGGCCTTCTCACAGTCGCGCACCAACGCCCGGAGTGTGGGTTCAACGTCGCACGCCCACGACTGGGTCCTAAGCGTGCCGATGTGCGACAGGACGTAACTGGAGAGTGCGGAGGAGTCCCGGCCTGTGAGCCTGGCACCCGTGACCTTCGCGAGTTCGAGCGCGGTGACCATGAGGTACTTGTCCAACGCGATGTGCGCGTCGAGTGCGGCCTCGTTCACCGGCAACGGCGCGTGCAAACTACCCGAACTGCTGACCCGCTCACCGTAGCTGGCCGTCAGACTCGCGCGCGGAACAGCCCGCACCAGATCCCCCACCACACTATCCAGCTCCCCCAGCAACCACTCCAAACCCTCACAACACGTGTTGCACAGGTATATGCCGTCCGGGGTGGACTCGCACGTGCAGGTCATTCGCTGGCCTCCAGAGCCTTGGGCGGGTAAACCCCAACGAGCCCGTCCGAGATTTCCTTGCGCGATGCATGATCCGCTGCCTCAAAGACCATGTCGACAATGTCCTTCGCCGTCTTGAGGACGTCTGCCGGTTCGATGAAGACTTTGCCAACCTTGCTGTACGGTGCGGAGAGCGAGCTGCTAGACCAATCCCGGTAACGCTTCGGGTCGGTGATCTGCTTCTGAAACAGGACCTCATCCTTGACATGCTCGGGAGTGTACTTTGACAGCTCCCACCAGCGATGTCCACGCGTCACGCGCGCCGGGACCGTCACCTTCTTCATGAGGCAAACCTTGTAGCCGTCGTCCACCTCAACGGAGCCGTAGCCATATGGGAAGTAATCGATCCGCGAGAACTTCCGCACTTCCCACCAGTGGCCTTCGGGTACCTCGGGTAGCCCGGTCGTGTTGTCGTGCTTCACGTTCATGCCGCCTTTTCGAGGATGTCGAGGATTCGGGTGAGTTCGAGGGTTCCGTTGCCTAAACCGTTGCGGAGGAGGTACGCGGCTTGACGGCAACGACGCTCCCACGGGTCCGTCGCGGGTTCCTGGTCGCGGGCCTGAGCCTCAAGGGTGTCCTCGGTCATGCTGTCACCGCCAAGTACCCCTTGACGTAGCTCATAGCGTCGTGCCACGTGTTGAAGCTGCGGCAAACGCAATACACGCTGTCGGCGTCTTCGCATGCCCTCTCCATTGCCCACCACAAGTCGACGGGCCTTGACTTCCAAACTCTCCACTTGCTCATGCTGTCCACCTGTGTTGTGTGAGTCGTGATTGGGTGCGTGCTTTGATGCCGGCTGCTTCGTGGACTAACTCCCACGCTGACCTGGCTTCGGGTCGTGTGCCCAACGCTGCGGCCTCGGACGCGAGGCGGGCGTGGTTCGCTTCCTGCCGGATAAGGTCCGACTCCAACTTCCGGGCCAGTATCCGGGCGACAAGCTCCGGGCCGTCCAACGTGGGCGCCGTCACGCTGAGGGCTCGCAGTCGCAAGGCTTTGTCAGCCAGCACGTGCCGCATACTTCGGCTTTGCGTTCAGGCTGGGCCGAGCCCTCGCAGTCCATGTGCACGAGCGTGCCAGTGTTGTCCGTGTAGGTGATGTCGTCGCCGATGTGGATGCGATCGTCGCATTCAGCACACCACCCGGAATACTTCGCCTCGAAGCTCATTTGTGGGCTTTCAGGTTTTCGTTGATCTTGGCGAGGTTGTGCGTGATCCGTTTGATCGCCCGCACGTCGCGGTAGTCGTGGCCGTCCTCATTCAGGTTGTCCACGAGGGTGATCAGTTCATCAATGATGGTCATGACATCGCCGCTTCGATGTAGGCGTTCAGGGCGGCAATCGCAGCCTCAGCTTCGGGGACGGTTCGCTTGGACCTGAACTCTTCACACGCCATTGAAGCCTTGACCTGTAGGTGCTCGACTCGCTTCTCCGAAATCAGTGCTTCGGCTTCCGCGGAGTCGATTGGCTCCAACTTGGCCGGGATGTCCCACGAACTACCGCGCCCATATTCCGACCATTGGCCCTCGGCGTACTTGCTCGGGACGAACTGAAGATCATACTGCCGCGATCCTGTGTCTACCGTGACAATGATCCGGGTCTTGGTTAGGCGGGACACCTTGCCAGCCTGGATGCTCTTGACGTTGTATTTGGTCTTGACGACAAGGACGCCACTTCCTGGCGTTGCCCATTCGGGGAATGTTATTGCTTCAGTCATGGCGCTCATCTCCACTTTTCCGGGCCCGCTGCTTCGGACCTATGGTTCAATTCTACACCTCGTTTCGTGGTTTGAACGAAACTAGGTGTAACTGTTTTCGGGCAAATGTTAGGGCCTGGAACCCGTCAGGAGGGCTACGAGGTCGCGTGTGGTCATGAGAACAATCTGGTCGCCCGGGTCTGTCGTCCCGCGGCGTTTGGCGATCACAACCCCCGCCACGGCCCCCAGGTGACCACGCTCCGTCTCAGCCTCAGCCAGCCAAGGACCGACCATCAGCCGGCCCCCATATTCTTTGCACTCAATCGCCACGGGCAAGCTGTTGAACGTCTCCACATTCAGGATGTCCCCACGATCACGCGCCCCATACTTCGGCATCTTGTCGATGAACCGGGACACGTGCAGCTTCAGGTAATCCGCGACAGACCGCTCATGCCCACTCCCCGCGGCCTTCGCCGAACGCCTACTCCGCGCCCGCGAACGGGTCGCGCTTGCTTCTTGCGAACCATTCTCAATAGTGGTCATGCTGCTACCTCATCTGCGATCTCTTGGTGTGCGTCGCACGGGCTTCCGTCGAGACCTGGCATGCAGTAGCGGTTGTCTTCAGGGCATCTGGTCAAGCGTTCGGCGTTGTTCGCGTCGCGGATTGCCCACCATGTTCTGATGTGTCCCAAGTAGTTGTCCCGAGTGACCTGCGAGACTTCCTCGAGCACGTGTTCCCAGTGAGCGTTATTGCCTACCCGCCTGACCTGCCGTTCCGTGAGTGGCTCAGAGCCTTTCCAGTGGTTCGGAATGATCACCTGAGTCACGAGCAGTTCAAACTCTTCAACGGACAGCGGTCGCCTCTCGAGCCTCATTTGCCGTCCTCCGTGTGGTTGTTGCAGACCCAGCCGTGACCCTGTTTGGTCATTTCGGTGACGGGGTGTTTGCGGGCTGGTGTGCATTCGACGCAGAGGCGGGGGGCCATGATGTTCCCGGCTGCTTGTGTCTTGGCAGCTTCCCAGTGCTCATCCCAGAGGATCGCTGCGGGGGTTGTGGCTTTTTTGTTGTTCCAGGTCTTCTCCGCCGCCGCCATCACCTGGGTCAGTGAAGCGCCCCGTGATGCTGCTTGCTGTAGTGAGTGCATGATGCCTTTCCAGTGCCAGCCGGGGCGTCGTCGTTGGATGATCCAGTAGAGGTTTTTGGCGTCTTCTTCATCGAATTTTTCTGTCATGGTGTGAGACCTTCGCGTTAAGTAGGTGACGTCGGCGGCGGAAAGTACCCCAACTTCTTTAGAAGCTGCCAACAGCGTGAGGTGAGAGTAGTTGTTTATGGTTATGTTTATGGTGCTAAGTTTTGCTAGCCGTTTGCTAAAGCAGACCGTTAGCACGTGCTAAGCGTTTGCTAGCCTGCCCGGGCCTCTTGACAGTGCTTGCACCCGATCTCGAAGACTCCCTTTTTGATGTGGTGCCTGGTGTGCGCCCCAACCCCGCCGGCCCCTGCTTTGTTGGCTTTGTACTCCGCGATTTGTTGCTTTGAGTGCTGGTGTATGAGGTAGTCGTGGAGCTGGTATCCGCCTTCGTGTTCTTCGACTAGCCCTGCTTCGATGAGTTCCTTTCCTGCCCTGGTGCCGCGCATGTTGAGTTCGTGTTTGCTGAATTTGCCGTCGCTTTGGGCGTCGTTGCAGTCGGCGATGAGTTCGACGTGGAGCCGGAACGCTTTGTCGCTGAGTGTGCGGATCTTCCGGTGCCTCGGGTACTCGTTCGTCAACGTGAAGTACGGGCGCGTGTCCTTGGTCATGCTGCCTGGTCTTCCATGCGGAGCAGTCTGCGTGCGAGGTCGGCCCGGTTGTGCTTTTCGAGCCGCGACCTGAGCGTTCCTTCGCGTCCGGTGTAGCCGACAGCTTTGAGGATGTAGTGGCTTCCTTGGTGCGCTTTGAGGAGCCACTCGATTTCTTCGATGAGGACCTGGCTGTTAGGCGTAGTCGGGCGCCGGTATTTGTCACAGTTCTTGGTCCATGCCTTCTTGCACGGTTCGCAGCGTTCTTCGCCGCGGTGAGTGTGTGCGCGGTAGCCGGCTGCTGTGCCGCAGGTTTCTCTGTAGACGGTGGGGTTCTTCATGCTGCCTTCCTTGCTGCGTCGTGTGCCGCGGCCTCAGCGGCGGCTTTGCGGAGTCCTGCGGGTCCGCCGTGGATGGGGCGGGGCTGCTTAGCGAGTTCGAGGGCGTGCGCTTCCCAGTAGTCCCACGATTCTTGGGTGGGTTCGTAGGTCGCCCTCATCTTGAGTTTGTGTTTGGCGGCTTCGATGCGGGCCAGTTCGCGGCGTTTCTCGATGATCGCGTCTTCGATCTGCTGTTCGACTTCGCGGTACTCCTTCAGCTTCTTGTTGAGGTCTTTGACGTTGGACTGACCGGGGAGGTAGTTGCTCATTGTGGTTCCTTCCTGTGGTGCCCCGACCGTGGTGGACGGGGCACCTTTTCGTGGGTTAGTGAAACGGGGTGTAACTGTTAGCGGGCAAAAATGTGGCCTAGAACGGGGGCTCGGAGTCGGGCCCGTTACCCCAGCCCGGCGAGTTGTTGCCGGTTGACGCCGTGGAGGTGGCCCACGGATCGGTTTGGGCGGTACTGGGACTGAAACCGGCAGGCTGTGCAGTGTTGCTGAAACCAGCGCCCGCTGCGGGCTGGTGCCAGCGGAGATCCTTGCCGATGGTGTCCACACGGAGTTCGATCACGGAGCGCTTGTTGCCCTCCTTGTCTTCCCACTCGCGGGTTTCGACCTCGCCCCGGACAATGACCGAGTCGCCTTTCTTCAGGGCGTCCGCGACGTTCTCACCGAGGCGCTGCTTCTCGCCCTGGTTCCATGCCGCGCAACGCCAGAATGTGGCCGTCTTGTTCTTCCACTCGTTGGTGTTCTTGTCGAACGTGCGGGCGTTGGATGCGACTGTGAAGTTAGCTACCCCGGCCCCGCCCTGCGTGTACCTGAGTTCCGGATCTCCGACGAGTCGGCCAATGACAGTGATAAAGGTTTCGTTCGACATTCTCATGCTGCTTTCTTGTGGTTTGGTATTTCGTGAGGGTGGCTTGTGGTGTGGAAGTGGTTTCCCCGCGGGCATTTGTAGATGACTTGTCGGCGGATGGTGCGCCCTTCCTTTCGGGCCTTCCACGTCATTCTCTTGATGAGGTTTCGGGCGCCGTCGTAGGTGTGCGCGTCCTTATGGCAAGGCGGGTGCATCGGCGGGGGTTGGCTTGGCGAGGAGCTGGATGCTGTCGAGGATGCCGGGTTCGGCGCCGGCTGCTTGGGCTTCGGACCAGAGTGCCCGGAGCGCGTCGACGTCGGTGAGTTCCCCTGCTTCCTCGAGCCAGTCGCGTTCGACGCGTTCCCCCAAGTCCTCCATCGGGGCCGGTTCGGGTTCGGGGTCGGCGTTCATGGCCTGCTGAACCCGCGACGCGGGCTTGGCGAACGTGGGGGCGGGTACGGGCGCCCCGTCCTTGTCGACCTCGGCGCCCAACTCCTCCGGGGTGTAGATCACGCCGTAGAGGGCGTCTGATGCGCCCATGCGTGCCACCTCGGTGATGGCGCGGGAGCGGAGCATCGCGGCGGGGTACGCCTTCCATGTGGCGGTGTTGAGGTTCGCCTGCCGCGCTTTCGCCATGTCCCACCGTGCGACGTACTCGAACTCGGGGTCGTCGGAACGGATGAGGACGGCTTCGGCGTAGGTGTCGTCACCCGTGACCCGCAGCTTGTGCCCGGCCCGGCGCACGGATGCGGCGATCAGGTCAGCGGACGCGGACGGCTTCCCGCTGATCACGTGGATAGACGTGATCGCGTGGATGGGGGCGATGCCCAGCGCGTCGGCGTACTCCAGAGCGAACAGCAGGTTCGCCGGCTTCCCCTGGTAGTCGCGGGGGAGCAGGGAAGACCCCGCCATGGCCTGTGCGTACTGCATCTTCGTGGCGAGGGTGTTGCCCTCAGCCTTCACGATCTCGTTCATGCTGCTGCTCCTAGTTTGTTGTCGGCGTCGTAGATGGCGTATTTGGGGAGTGGTACGGGGTCGCCCATGCGGTATCCGGGCCACGTGTCCGTCAGTCGGCATTGTTGGTAGAGGCGGATCGCCTTTTCGTTGAGGGCGCGTCCGGTGGCGATGGCTTCCTCATCGAGTTCGATGACGTTCACCAGGTAGGGGGCTGTCTTTTCCTGGACGACGAACGCCATGCCTGGGTCTTTGGACAGGCCCAACGCTTTGGCGGCGTCGATGTAGAACGCGGCCTGCTGGTGGTAGCCGTAGTCCGCCGCACTCTTGGCGAACTTGAACCGGTCAGCGCTGACGGACGTCTTGTAATCCGTGAGCAACAGCCCCGGGCCGCGGTGGTTCGGGAGCCAGTCGAACCGCGCCCGCAACCACACGCCCGTTTCGTGCTGCCAGAACGCCGACTGCTCAGGGAGCCCGTCCGACAGGAGGAACATGGCTTCCTTGTGGGTTTTGATCTGCTCAGCCATCGCCAACACCTGGGCGTAGTCCTTCGTCAGGAGCGGCGTCAACCCTTTGGCGTGGGCTTCGTCGCGGGCCTCTTTCGCGGCCTTGGACATCCAGTTCGGGGCGTCGACCACCACAATCCCGGCGTGGTCCCCTTCGAGGATCACGGAGTGCGCGGCGGTGCCGAGGTCGAACGCGTCCGAGTGGTGCGGGTGGGTCTGGTCGTAGCGGAAGTGCGCCGGCGTCTTGTCCAGGATCTTCCGCGCCCCCGTGCTGCTGAGCGAACCGTCCGGGGTCGGGTCCGAGTGGTAAACGTCGTTCGGGATGCCGGAGTAAATGCCCGGCTTCGTGATCGTTACGCTCATTAGTTGAACTCCTCTAGGTCTAGTGGTGTGGTGTAGGCGTCGTCTTGTTGGCAGGCGCAGTCTGGTTTGCACATTCCTGCGCTGGTGCGGGTTGGCGGTTTGGGCGGGTCTTCATCCCGCCAGTCGTTCACAGGTCACCGTCCGGGTTGTTGGAGTCGGTCATGAGCCGGTTGATGGTGGCCCGGGCGTGGGCTTCGATATCGGCCCATCCTTCGGTTTCCCAGTCGCGGCGTTCGGGGCGGTGCACTTCGAGGTTCCCGGTAAGCTCGATCACTTCGAGGCCTCCGCTTCTTCGATCTGTTCGAGCGCTTTGGCGATCTTCTTAGCGCCTTTGGTGTCATAGCCCCACGCGGGTCCGTAGTAGTGGCTCAGTTTGATTAGTTCTTCCTTCGTGAATGAGATGCGTGCGCTGCTCATTTGCGTGCCTTTCCTGTGGTGCTGATGGGTAGGTCTGCGTCGTATCGGAACGCGGGGCCGATCATGAGGCCCGCGGTGACGAGCAGAAGGACCAGGATCAGGGCGTTCACTTGGAACCTTCGTTCTGCCCGAGGATCTTTGCGATTCGAAGGAGAATGGCGAAGTCGCTAATCTCGTCGTCGCCTTGGTCGATGAGCTTGCTGATTTCCGCGAGGGCTTCGGCGTCGTTCATGCTGCGTACCTCCGTGCTGTGAAGCCGGCCGCCTGGAGGACGAAGTAGAGGTCTTCGCGGAGTTGTGATTCGAGGGTGTCGAGGATGTCGGGGGCGTTGTTGACTGTGAGCGCCCGGTTCCGGTCAAGGTCGGGGTGGGTGCCGCATTCGACGGACTGAATGCCGTCGAGCGTGGTGAGCGTGTCAGCCAGTGACCCGTGCCTGATGTCCGCACCGATCAGGGCGGTGATGTCGTCTTCGAGCTGTTCGATCCGGTCCAACTCCGCCATCACGCTCTCACTGCGGGCTGGTTCGTCTTCGATGAACTGGGAGCACATTTCCCGGATGATCTGCCGGGCCTGGGGTTCCGTAACGCGGCCCATCACGCAACTACCTTTTGGTACCCAGCGGCGAGGATCGCGTCGGCGATCTCTGCGATCAGGTCCGCCTCCTCGTTGGCGGGGGTGAAGTCGTCCTGGCTCATGGTGCCGTAGCTCCATGCTTCCCAGACGCGGGTGCAGGCGTAGACGTCGCCGGGCAACTCGCTGGCAATCAATTCGGCCAGTTCATCCCGGGCGCTCATGCTGCTACCTCAGCTTCCGTCTCGGTGACGGCCATGATGGACGGTGCGCGGTGCTTGCCGAAGCCGGGGAGGATGACGGGCTTCACGCCGTGGAGGCGTTCCATGTTTGCTTCGAAGCGCCAGAATTCGAGGGTTGCTTCGTTCGGTTCTGCGCGGTGCTTGGGGGCGTTCATTTGGTGTCTCCTTGGTGGTTTTGTGCTGATTCGTTTTTGCAGACGGCTTCGAGGTCGGCTGCGTAGTAGATCTGGGTTGATCCATCGGCGAGGGTGATTTGCACGATGGTCGGGCTGATCCGATCGAAGGTGATTGGCGCCGTGTGCGTTGTGGACCAGATCGTCGTCACCGCCATCACGCGGCGTTCTTGTCTGCGTCGTTGTGGGTGAAGAGTTCCAGGCGTTTAGACTTCGCTGCTTCGCCCGCGGCTTCCGCGTCAGTGAAGTAGCCAAGGTGGATTTGCTTCCCGTTATGACACACGGTCGCCTGCCACAAGCCCGGCGTATTGGTCTTGGAGACACCGCGGAAGCCTGACTTGTTTGTCGCGTTGGCGCCTCGGCGGTTCTCCATGTTTTGCTTCCGGCTCACCCGGCGAAGATGGCTTGGGTTGACGCAGGCCGGGGTGTGGCAGGTGTGGTCGACGTGCTCGGCGGTTGCCACTCCAGTTACCAATTCGATGGAGAAGCGGTGCGCCTGCTGCATTTTTTCGCCGTTCCAAAAATGCCCGTAGCCCGTCCGCGTGCACGCTGCCGTCCAGAGCCAGCATCCTTCGGTCTTGTTGACCTTGGCCCAGAAGCGTTCTTCGGCGGCCCTCATGCTGCCACCTGCTCGGAGTCGTATCGCTTGATTGCGAGGGGTTTGACGCCGAGTAGGTCGGCGATCTTGGAGAGGTGCCGGTTGCTGAGTGGTTTGCGTCCGGCTTCGATGTTGGCGAGGTGCGAACGGCTGATGTCGACTTCGCGGGCCAGTTCGTCTTGCGTGTATCCGTAGCGTTCGCGGAAGGCCTGGATGGTTTCGCCGACTCTTTCGTTCTCTGGGTTCTTGGGGGCTACCCCCGTTCCTGTTGTTCTCATGTGATGACAGTAGCAGGTAGTGGAAACAATAGGAAGTCCAAAAGGGAAGAAGTAGGAAACAATCGGTAGTTCCGCGAAACGGCGCGGATTTCGGGCACGAAACTGGATGTATGTTCGGATAACCACACCTTTGTATTTCGCGCGTTTCGCCCCGATGTTTCCGGCAATGATTCTTTGTGTTTCTCACCCGGCCCGTGCCAATGTGAAGCCATGAGCAGGACCGGGCAGCACCTAGTTGCACGGTTGTGGTTCGGGTAGTGACTACGGGCACGTACTGGAAAAGACCAGTACCCCGTTTGATTGCCGGAAGGCAGGAAGTGGTGAATCGTGGCAGGCATGAACATTACGGGTGAGCAGATCAAGGAACAGCGTGAGCGCCGGCACCTCACCCAGCAGGAGTTAGCAGATGAGCTGGGCGTCTCGCTGCGAACTGTTGGTAGTTGGGAACGGGGAGAATCCGTGCCGCGTTCGAGGATGGGCGCAATCCGGGAAGTCCTGCACATGGAGACGCCAGACGACAACCGGGCCGAGCTGTCACGTCTGATCAAGGAGGAGATGGATGAGTCGCGGCGTGGTCCTTATGACGTTGCTAAGGGGTGGACGTCGTCGGCTTTGCGGTCGTTCTATTTCTGGCGTGATGGTGACGTGACGCCGTTGAAGAAGTCGCGCCCGATGTTGGAGGATGCGCTTGGTTGGCGTCGGGGTGTGGTGACGGAGATTCTGGAGGCGCCGATCACGAAGACGTTCACACTGTCCGAGGTGCGGGATTGGGCCGCGATGCCTGAGCCTGGCCTTGTGAAGGCCCGGGATTTGTCTAACGCTGATTTGGGCATGGAGGTTATCCGGCGTCTTGATGGGCTGGAGAAGGATAACGAGCGGTTGCGGGCAGAGAATGAGCGTTTGCGTGGCGGCAGCGTGGTGCCGTTGGGTGACGATCAGGACATGTATGACGTGGCGGCGCATGGGACGTCTGCGGGCCGAAACATGGAGCACCTTGAAGCTGAGGATGAAGACTAGCGTCTGACCTGCGGTGATGCTGCTTATAACTGTTTGTTATCTGATTTATGCGAAAATCGTGACCGTTCTAGAACATACTTTCGAACAAAACTGTCAGGTAGTGCCCTTAGGCTCTACCCAATCAGCACCACTGGGGGGCTGGGGTTACGACAGTTTGCGGGGCTCGTTGTGGTTCAGGTGGTTACGAAGCGATTGTCAGATGGTTACGCCGGGTACACGGACGGGGTGAACATCTTCCTAGATGACCGGCTCAGTTCGGAGCAGATGTTGTGCACCGTCCTTCATGAGTCGATCCATTTGGAGCGGGGCCATGTTGGGCATCAGTCGGAGGCGGTGGAGATGTCTGTCAGGTATGAGACGGCGCGGCGCCTGTTGCCCCTAGACCGTATTGTCGGGGTGTGTAAGGACGGGAAGTCGCTGGGGTCGATCGCGAGGGATCTGAGCGTCACCAGGCAGGTGTTGATGGATCGGGCCGCGACCCTCACCGACTCCCAAGCCAGTGACGCCGGCTGTTGGGAGTGCCAAAAATGCCCCGCCATCCAAATGCGCGCCGCAATGATGGTCCCCGCGTGACTTACTTGACATTTCATGGGAAAATGGAGTATAAGCACTTCACTATAATCGGGGGTAACGGGTGCCACGTCCACAGCTAGCCATAGGTGACTACGGCAACATCAATTCCACCAAAGTGCGGGACAAGCTTTGGACGTCGATGGCACGGTTTCGGGACATGGATGGCGAAACGCGGCGGGTGAGTGCGCAGGGCCCGTCCCGTTCCGCCGCTGAAGCCGCGTTGAGGGTCAAGTTCAAGGAACGCTCCTCGGCGGCTGAGCTGAACGCAGAGTCCCGCGTAACCGAACTCGCGGAACGGTACTGGGCCGCTAAGCAAGAGGACGGGCTGGCCCCGAACACCCTGTACAACATGCGCCGGGCACTCGATAACCACATCATTCCGCGGCTCGGGAAGCTGCGCCTCCGGGAATCGACCCCGCAGCGCCTGGATGTCGTCATCCGGGACATTACTAAGGAGAACGGGCCCGGTACCGCGCATGTGGTCCGGTCGGCCTTGTCTGGGATGTTCTCCCTCGCGGCTCGGTGGGGTGCGGCGCCGGCTAACCCGGTCGCGTTCACGTCCGTCCCGAAGCTTGACACTAAGCCGATTCGGGCGTTGACCGTGACGGAGCTGTGGATGATGCGTCAGCATGCGGTCAAGGTCTTGTCGGTGCGTAATCCGAGGGGGCCGTCGCGCCGGAAAACCCCGCTGGACGTCATGGACCTGCTGTTGGCTACGGGGTGCAGGGCGGGGGAGTCCATTGGGTTGGCATGGGAAGACGTCCATTTGGATGATTTGGTGCCGTGGGTTGAGATCCGGCAACAGGTTGTGTTCGCCCCGGGTAAGGGTCTTCTGCTGACGGCGACGAAAGAGCATGACATTCGGAGGTTGCGTCTTCCCCGGTTCGCGGTGGAGATGTTGCTGCGTCGTCGGGGCGAGGTTGTGGGGCCGATGGTGTTTCCGTCTTCGACGGGTGGGTTGTTGTATCCGCAGAGTTTTGGGGCGTCGTGGCGGAACATGTTCGCCCCGGACAGGGATGCGAAGACCAGGCTCACGGATAAGGAACTGGATGAGCAGTACCCGTGGCGGTGGGTGACGCAGAAGACGCTACGCAAGACGGTCGCCACGTTGGTGGCTGCTGAGCACGGGTCTGTGATGGCGTCCAGGCAGTTGGGGCACGCGTCGGACGCTGTCACCCTCGCCCATTACATCGCACCGAATAGGACCCCGTTGGATGTTGGGGAGGTTCTGGAACTCGCTTACTCGACGGGTACTCGACGGTTTGAGGATTCCGCGCCGACACTGGACGAAACGGGGTGAAGTCTTACGAAACCGTGCGGGCTCTCGTTTCGTTGGGAACGAAAACTCGTGTAACTGTAGGGAATAGAACCACACCTAGTTTCGTCTGGTGATTCCCTGTCAGAATCACCACATAAGCCCTACATCCCTTTATTGGCGCGGAAGTCGCACCCCTAGTAGCGGGTTACTCGACGGTTACTCGACGCATTGAACGAAACTAGGTGTAACGAAGAAAAGGCCCCCGCGCATCCGAAGATGGCGGGGGCCTGTAAGCTTTCGTGCATGACTATTGGGGAGAGGCTTCTAAGCCTGACAGTGGAGTACCAGGACGTGACCAGCGGGAAATACGCGGACGAATGGGACCCGGCGCCCGGGCGGCCTGTTGCGGAGATCGCCAAGGACTACGAAGACGCGATCCGCGAGCTCCTCGCCTAGTCGAGCAGGAACCGGACGCCGTTGAGCTGACGCCACGCCGTTGTTACCGCGGCGGAGTAGAGCTGCATGGATCCGCTGGTGAGGATCTGCAAGTTCATTACCGTGTTGGCGTTGGATGAGATCGCATACCCGCACTGTTCCAGCGGGCGGAATCCAACAGGCAGTGTTGTGAAGGGTGAGAGCGTCGTTGACGCTGTCGTGTTCGTGACAGCGCCCTTGAACCTGACCTCGTTACCGATACGCCGGTACATGGGCGGGGTGCTGTTCGCGACAGTCCACGTACCCTCCAGGGTGAGCGGCTGCCAGCCCGTGTCATACACGTAGGTAGGGGCCGGAGTTCCCTTTATCGGTACGCCGTCAACCCGGTTGTGTTGAAGAACCAAGCAAACACCCTGCGCGGTCACGGCGGGGTTGTTGTTGACGATCTGCATCGTGACGAGCTTGCCGTCCAGGTTCGTGCCGCTCTCGTTCTCGTAGAGATAGCCGTTGTTCGTCAGGGAACCAGGAAGCAGCGTGTTCACTGTCGTCTGGAAGTCCGCAAGCGAGTAGTTCCGGGTCGTAACCAGACGCCCCGACATTGAGAAGACCGTGATGGCGGGGTTTGCGCCCTGCTCACCATGAATGAAGTACAGGTGCGAGCCGACAATGGCGATGCCCTGCACCTTGCCGAGCGTGGGCGTCCCGGCGTTCTCCAACGGTATGGTTACCAGCAGGTTAGGCGTACCCGCCTGGATGCTTGCCCAGTCGTAGATGTAGAAGAAGTTGGCGTTCTTCACCCACGCATCCGAGGTGACGAAGAAGTTGCCGCACACGTCCGCGTTCGTTGACCCGTTGATGTTGATGTTCGCGCCAAGAACGCCGGTCGTGTAGTTGTAGATCGCATAGGTTGACGGGTTCGCCTGCGCGCTTGTGGTTATCCGGACAATGAAGCACAGCTGACTGCTGCCATTGTAGAACCACGGGAGCCCCTGGGACCATGTCGAGGCCTGGGTGGTGATGATCTTGGATGATTTCCGCACACCGGTTGACAGCGTCCGCACGTCGATGCGTAGCTCTGTGCCGTTCTGGTTGGACACGTAGATCTCGTCAGCGGCTTTGTTGATGCTAAACCCTTGCGGCCACGACACTTCGCCGTTCTCACGGACGGGGAACTGACACAGGAGCGCCACGTTGTTGAGGTACGCGGTCGCGTCTGAGGTTGCCGCCAGGGCCGACTTATCAACCTTCGCGGCGACTGCGGCGGCGTTCGACGCAGCGGGCAGGTTCGCGTCGGGGACCTTGGAGCCCGAGTCGAGCGGCGCGACACCTAACGCGGCCCCGACTGCGGTGGTGTTGAGTTTCCCGGGCAGGTCAGGGAGTGGCAGGAGCGGGGCAATAGCTGTCGCCAAGTCTGAGGCTGCCACGGTCCCGGACTTCCCGGCAACGGATGTCACCGGGAAGACAGGGGCCGGCGTTGCAGGGGTGCCTGCGGGCAGGGCGTCGAAGTCGGTGGTGGCCTGACCTGTCAGCGGCTGCCAGTTCTTCTGCACCACGACGGACGAGGACCCGAAGAACATTTTGCGCGTCACCGAGTAGGACCACATCGTGATCGTGGTCCCCGACTGGTTCGTGTAACCGGACTGGTCTACGGCGGGGAACGTCACCGCCCCCGGCATCCCGGGCCCGAGGGCGACCGCGGAGGTGATGTCTTTGATGGTCTCGCCCGTCGCAGCCCACACGACGCCGGCGCTTACCTGCACCGTGATCTCGGTCCTGGTCACGGGGTTGCCGAGGTAGGTGGCGGGGCTATTGAATGTCAGCGTGTTGAGCTGCACTCCTGCCGGGTAGGTCATGGGGGCTCCTTGTCAGGCGGGCGGAGGGTTAGAGGCTGGGGACGATGGGCGTGACTTCGACCGGTACGGCTTCGGCCTCAGCGACAGCGGTGGCAGGGTAGACGCTGGGCGGGGCTGCGGGGGCGTCTACGGTAGCCGTATCCGCGGGTGCCGCCCGTAGCGGGTCAGCCTTCAGGTAGGCGCCGAGCGCGTAGGTGGCACCGACCACAACGCCGTAAGCGAGTGGGGCGAACTTGCCGAGGAAGTCCAAAGAACCCGGGGTCAGGGTGGACAGCAGGGTCAGGGCGAGGGTCGCATAAGCGGCCCAGTTCGCGCCGGCCTTGACCTTCGGGGATACGGGGGTGTTAGTCATGGTGTCTCCTACTTGTTGAGCTGGTCGCGGAGGGCGTGGACCACGGCGAGCGGGTCCGCAGGGGCAACGGCGCCAGTCGCGGTGGGGGTCGCGTGGATCGCGGTAAGGATGCCGGAGAGGTTCGTGACGGTCCCGTCGGCGAGCTTGAACGTCTGGTTCAGCACGGCGGGAGGGATGGCGTTGATCATCTTGCGGGTGTTGGCGTTGTTCGCATCCCAGTAGGCGACGAACGCGCCCAGAGTGGTGACGCCAGGCTGACCGCCAGCCCGCGGGATCGGGTGGTTGAAGATTTCGTCAAGGGTTGGCATGTCGGCCTCCTGTTTGGTTGGGGTGCTTTGCGGGGCGATGGCTGCGGAGCCGGCGGCGATCCGGTCGATCCGGGGAAGATCCCACACACCGGGACATGCGGTCTGGTTCCATTGCCGGTGCGGGCTCAGTGGCAGGGAACCGTAGGTGCTGCGGAGGAAGTTGACGAGTTCGGCTACGGTGGCGTAGTCCGCGTCGGTCGCTTCCGGGTGGCATTCAATGCCGATTGTCGTGGCGTTCCCGACCGCGTTACCCGAGTGCCAGGCAGCATCTAGCGGGGACACAAGGCAGTCGATCCGGCCTGCGGACACTACGAAGTGCGCCGAGGTCGTGCCGGGCCCGTTGACGAAGAAGTCCACAACGTCTTGGTGCCGCTGCCCGAGCGCGCCCCAGTGGTGAATGACAATGCCCTTGATGGTCCGGGGCTGCCCGAACACTTGGGAGACCTGAGAGGCGGGGGTGTAGCCCTTCGCCGTATACGACTCATTGATGGTTGTCATGTGCGCCCCTATCCGTGGACGATGGTGTAAATGGTTGACCCCGCCGCGATGATGCCACCGACGGCGGCGATCATGATTGCCGTGTCAGCGCGCCGGTTCTCACGGACGTCAGCCCCGCCAACACGCATCGCTTCGACCTTGCTAATGCGGTCTTTCGTGTCGTTCAACAGGTCGGTGACGCCCTTGATCGCGGCGGTGAAGGTGGCGTTGAGCTGCTTCAACTGCTCAGTCATCGCCGCCTCGCTCTTAGCGGTCGCCAACCCGAACGCGGTGGTCTGTTCCTTCACGGCCTCTTTCTGGGCGGTGAGGGCGGCGTCGACGGCGTCCTTGGTGTCCTTCTTCTGTTCGACGCGCATCCGTTCGACCAGATCAAACTGCCGGTCCACGGCCATGAACTTCTGCTCCACCACGGCGCTGACCCCGCCGACATTGGTTTCCAACAGTTCCCGCAGTATCGCCGTTTCCCGGAGGATCTGGGCTGTGGTCAGCTCGGAAGGGTCTGACGGTGGTTTGAACATTGGCATGTCGCTCATCAGGTCCGCCCGGTTGCGGGCGTAGTGTTGCGTTCACCCATGCGGGCGGGCCTCCTAAATAGGCGTGACTGTGTGGGGGTGTGTGGCCCCGGACTTCTACTCCGGGGCCGCACGTTTGTTACTTGGTCCAGGTGATGCGAAGCTGCGGGTTGTGCGCGGAACCATAGGCTTCGGTCGAACCGGACCCGCCAAGAGTGAAGCCCTTATGCGTGCCGGCAGCCCAGCCCGCGTAAGTGGAGGAGTCGATCTTGATCCACCGCCCCGACGCCTGCGGCCATGCCGTAGACACCGCATAGGTGGAGTACGACAGCGCCGGCTTGGTCGCCGTCACCGCGCTCATCCCGTGCAGGGCGAAGTACGCGTCACCACCGGCACTGTTAGCCCAATAGTCGAAGTACACGTACGCCCACACGCCCGTGACGGTCGCCCCGGCTAGGGTGCCGGTCAGGTCGGGGAAGACCGCCATCGAGGACACGTCGCCGTTGCTGCCTATCAGGGTCGATGGGCCCTGATACATGTACGCGTTGTTCCCGGGGTAGACCGTCCCGTCACCATTGAACGACTGCCAACCGTTCGGGGAGGCGAGTGCGCTCCACGTCTGGTCGTAGTTCTTCACCACTGACGGGGGCGTGATTTCTCCGCCGCCCGTTGCGCCTGATGCGGCGTCGGCGGACCCGTTGCGTTCCTCACCGGTCATCGGCATCCCAAGGCCGATGTCGGTCACGGTCATCATGACGGGCCGGAAGCCGTCCGCCTGGATCTTTCCCCGCCCGGTGGTGGCTACCTGGTAGCCGATGAGCAAAGAGATGCTGCCGTCCGTGTTCGGGGTGAGTAGCCGGTTGAACGTTACGGGAGACCGCTGGCTGGTGTTCCCCGAGTTGGGGATTGAGTACCCTTGATCAATGACCGGGTCGCTGGTCGTGGCAGGCCTGCCGCTGGGCCCGAGGTGCAGTTTGACTAGGGTGTCCGAGTTGGTCGTGTCGCTTTGCATGTGGATGGGCGTCGTCTGGACCATGTAGGCCCGCCCCGCTTTGAGCCCGTCGACTTGGAGGTGCAGGTATGGCTGTTCGGTTAGTGCCGCATAGTAGGTGCCGTTCGTGAACCTAGACGCCCACGCCATCAACCCCTTGCCGTTGCTGTTGAGGCTGCTGGACAGGGTCGTACCGGCGATGGTGATGTCCGTTGCGACGTTGATGCTGTTCGCGGCCATGTCCCCGGCGGCGCTGATCGTCGCGACAGTCGTGCCCGAGGAGTTCAACACGTTGAGGGAGTCGTTCGTGGTGATGTCCTGGACGGCGTCCGTCACCTCGGCGAGGACAGTGTCGGACGGGTAGGACCACTTGCCCGCCTTCGACACTGCCACGAGCAGGAAGTACCATTGCCCGGCGTCCAGCGCCAACGTTGCAATGTCCCCGGACTCGCCGGTGATCGTGGCCTGCTGGGTGGTGTTGTCCGGGGTGAAGGACTCCAACTGTGAGGCGTGCACCGTCACGTGGGAGAAGTCCATTGGGGAGAGCCCATCATCTACGAACAGACCGTTCCAGCGGACCTCGGCGGTGTTGATGCCCGGGGTAACGGTCGGGGGGACGGGCTCCGGCGGGACGGGTCCGCCCAACGTGACCGCGGCGTGGGTGCCGTCGAACTGTGAGCCGATCGCCGACACCAGTGTGCCGTCGGCGTCGTACTCCACGACCGCGCCCGCCTCAATGGACGAGGTAGCCAACTGCGGGGCCGACAACGCACTGATCGACGCCTGGTTGGCGGTCAACTGTTTCGACAGCCAACGGGCCGTGTCGCGTAGCTCGCTCATGCTGCCTCCACTTTCAAGTTGATCCCGCCGGTGACACAGTCGGATTGGATCTCCAACACCCGGACCCAGTCGTCTAGTACCCGCCATCCGGTGTCGCCGGTCACGTAGATGTAGTCCCCGGGACGGAAGGACCCGTAAGGGGCGTAAGGGTGGTCGAAGATGTCGAGGGTGGTGAACACCCATTCCGCGGAACGTTTGGCGACCTCAGCCCGGGCCGCGACGTCGGCCTTGTCCCTTTTGCCGATGTCTTTGCGCTGCACCACAGTTGCGCGGCGTACCCTGCCCGGGTTGCCCGTAGCTGTGGCGGAGATCATTGCCCGGCCCGTGCCTGAGCCGAGAACGATCACCTCGGATGCGTAGTCCCGTTCCAACAACGGCGGGGGTACGGACACGTTGACGCCGACCTCGAAGCGCAGGTCATCGCGCCGACCGCCCAGTGTGGGGGTGCCGAGTTCGAGGCGGTGGGTGATGTCTTCCCCGTTCCATGCCGAGGATTCCCGGTAGTCGAACGGGGTGTTCTTCGCCAGGTCGTTGACGATCTGGCCGAGGTCGTGGTTCTCCCACCAGGTGAGCGTGAAGGGTTGAGCGTCCCCGCCGTTGATCGCGGACTTCGTCTTCCGTGCCGCGGCGAGGGCCTTCTTCGCCGTGGCCCATGTCGCCTGTTGCGGTGCTGCCGTCGCGTTGTTGTAATTGGCGAGCAGGGTGTTGATGGTCGCCTGCGTTGACACCGTTTGCAGGTCCCATTTCTTACCCGTCCACACATACGCTTTGTTCGCGTCGTTCTTGTCGATCCACAGGTTCTTGGTGGATCGGCGCGTCCCGGCTGGTGCGGAGTCCTGCCAAATCACAAGCCCGGTCCCGCCCAGCCCGCCCGCCGCCAGCAAGTTCACGCGGGTGGCGTTCTTCGCCGCTGCGGCGGAGTTGTACGCGGCCTTAGCGCTGGCTTCCGCCGATGCTGCCGTGGTGACCCCGGCTTTCGCCGCTGTCAACTTCGGGTCTTCCGGGATGCCGAGGCGCACCGTGGAGGTGGTGGTGTCCAGTACGACGCCGAGGTCCCCGGACGCCTTGTTCTGCAAGCTGGTCCAGATCATGCGGGTGATGTCGAGCGGGTCCACCTGGATGCCGGAGTAGTCTGCGTCCACCCATGGCATCCCGGTCGGGTACATGGAGAACCCGCCGGCCTCAACTTTCAGCCGTCCGGTGGACGGTTCGGTGGTGACCATGTCCACGATCGCGGCGACCGGGTTGCCGGTGTCCTGTTCCGCGACGAGCAGCGCGCCCCACTCTTTGACGGCGGCGAGGTTCTGGTAACTGCGCGGCAAGTACCCGCTGATGGACCCCGGCCCGCTAACAGCCTGGATGACCTGCGCCCCCAGCAACGGAACATCCCGGTCGATCCACGTCCGGTCAGGGAGGGACTGGAGGTGGAACCGCCAACTCATACGGCGCCCTCGGAGAACTCCCAATCGAGGACGATGGTGGACTGGTAGTCGCCGTACCATGTGCCGGTGCCGGCGGAGCGGACGGCCTGGATGTCGATGGCCTGGGTGGTGCCCCGGGTGGCGGCGTCGATGGCGTGGGTGCCGCTGATCGTGTACGTGAAGCGTCCGCCGGCGTCGGGCCCGTTCTGGATCAGGATGCTGTTCTGGGACGGGGGCAGGGTGTAGCCCAGCCGGGTCTGCGTCCCTGCAATCGTGTCGTTGCCGTCTGCGGTCTTGACGTAGAGGACGCCGGAGAGGTGCGCGACAATATCAACCCGCGTCGCCCAGTCGGGGACGGTCACGTAGGGGCGTTGCGCGAGGGCGATGGGCCACGTGTTGTACCCGGAGGTTGGCATCTGCTGGGCGGTGCCGGCGTGCCAGTCGCCCGTGGGGAAGATGACCAGCATGGACCGGTCACGCCGCGGCTGGGCGACCTTCCGCAAATCCGTGATCATCGCGGACGTCACGGTGCCGGTGGAGGCGGGCAGGGTGATCTTCGCCAACGCGATCGCCGGGTAGTTGAGGTTCAGTTCCTTCGCCGTCAACGTCCCGGAGGGCACGCCT